ATGCCATTAACATCCCTAGAGCTTTGTGCAGGTGCTGGCGGTCAGGCCTTGGGTCTTGAGCAAGCAGGATATGAACATGTCGGCTTAGTAGAGATTGACCGGCATTGCTGCGAGACACTTCGCTTAAATCGCCCACACTGGAATGTAATAGAGACTGATCTTAACATCTTTGATGCGCGTCCATTCAAAGGAGTCGATCTCGTGGCGGGGGGCGTGCCGTGTCCGCCTTTTTCTAAAGCTGGAAAACAGCTTGGCGCCGAGGATGAGCGTAACTTGTTTCCTGCAGCCATTAACGTTGTGAAACAAGTTCGACCACGTGCTGTGATGTTTGAAAATGTTCGCGGTTTGATGGATGCGGTTTTTGATGACTACAGGAAATACATTACTGGAGAGATCCGTAAATTGGGTTATGAGGTAGATTGGCGTTTACTGAACGCATCAGACTTTGGTGTTCCTCAGCTTAGGCCGCGAGTGGTTATGGTCGGAATCCGAAAGGATTGCTTCGATCATTTCGAGTGGCCACATCAGGATCTTCGCGCTCCTACCGTCGGAGAGGCCCTGTTTGATCTTATGGCAGAAAATAACTGGAGGGGAGCAAAGTCTTGGAAAAATCGCGCGGATGATATTGCTCCAACTCTTGTAGGCGGATCAAAAAGACATGGTGGTCCTGATCTTGGGCCAACACGGGCAAAAAAGTCATGGGCAGCCCTTGGTGTGGATGGGCATGGTATTGCCGATCAGGTACCAGACCGAAACTTTGTTGGAATGCCCCGTTTAACAACCCGCATGGCTGCGCGCATTCAAGGCTTCCCTGATGAGTGGCAATTTGCAGGACGTAAAACTGCTACGTATCGTCAAATTGGCAATGCATTCCCTCCACCTGTAGCCTTCCATCTGGCGCAGGCTATATCAGAAGCATTGCTCAATGCTGAAGATTCACAAAAATCAAAAAGAAAATCTGCTTAATTCTTTTTTCTGCAATTCATAATTTGTATTCTGAGCAAGGCATAATCCTGTAAGGCCAGAGGAAAAGCCGCATTGGTAGGTGCGGCTTCGATCTCGTCAGCCAGCTTGCGCTGAAACTCCCGATCGTATTTCTTGATAGGCGGGCAGACGCAGGCAGGGTTAGAATTTACCCCTGCGCAGGCGGTCAACAAGCTCACCGCGAGTGCGAGGAGCATTAAGCGTCGCACGAAGTTGGGCATCTTTTACCTCCAATACTTGTTTGAGTTGATCGACACGTTCTGCGTTGCGGCCAGCTTGGCGCGCACCGAGCAGAACGGCACTGACCGACAACGCCGCCACGCCCCATCCGAAGAGGCGCAGGACGTTGCCGGAAAGCCAGCTTTTGATCATGAGCCACATCAGCGCAGCCCTTTGCGGTGATCATCAATCCGCGCCCAGAGCATCACTCCAATCCCAATCAGCGTGACGGCCAAAAGGAGCCACTTGGCGACCTCCAGATATGGCGCCAACCCCATAAGGGCATCACGAGCGGGATCGATGGTTTGCTGAACCACCTCAATCACACCCACCCCTGCCGTAGCGGCTGTGGCGGCCTGTCCACCCTTTACGGTGCGGGTTTTCTGCAGGCTTGGCGCCTCTGGCTCTACCCCCGCCAAAACCAGCGCCTTGGTGATTTGTGCATCGGTATAAGGCTGCTGACCGTTTTCGTGTTTGATAATGGCTTTGGTAAGCGGGAAGAGATAATCGAAGTTATGCAGATCAAGCAACTGATCGGCATCCAGATCTGTTTCTTCTACCACCGCCCGCACATAGGCATTAGTATTGTTCTCAACAGGCGGCGCCCAGCGCCCGATAATCTGGCGAATAGTACGCAGGCCGTGCTTGTCCTGATAGGTAATCAGTGTGCGCGCTAAAGCACGAATGCCATAGATGGGCGATTTGAAGGTAAAGAATTCAACATCACTTTGGCGCTCGGCCAAGCCCTGCCATGGGTCAGAGCTGCGGCGGATATTGCCAGGGTTGTGATTACGAATGCCGCGCGGTGTGCGGCCAGTTTGTGTGGTCGTCATGGTCTTCTCCTTTTCGGGTTAAAAATCAGGGGCGAATGATGAAGAGGCGTGTAATCTGATCCAAAATCACGCCGATCATCGCGCCTAGTGCGAGCACCACCGCAAAGCCGCCTTTCCAGCGATGCGCCATGCGGTCAAGATCCGCGAGCTTGGTGTCCATGCTGTCGACCTTGGTTTTCATCTCGGTGATGGCATTGGTTAAGGCTTGCACCTGTGCCTCCAGCCTGCCGATGGCGCGGAAATATTCTGGCTCGGTCATGGGTGTATTCTCCTGTTCCAGCTCTGTGAAAGCAGGTTGAAAATTCTTGGGGTTCATGAATTCCTCTATCCGGCAACGATGATCAGCATGCCGCCCTGGCTGCCACTCGCTTGCGGTGTGCCGTTACGGCGAATGACCTCGACCGTCATTTGGCTGAGGCGCAGATTGGCGGCAGTCGGTCGGCGCACAACTTCAACCGGCATTTGCGTGACCAGCGCGTTGGGTGCAGTTGGCCTGCGCAGGCTTTCAACCACCAGCTGGCTCAGGCGTGCCGTCGGGTTATTCACCAGCGTAAAATTATCGGAAAAATCCAGAAACCCGATGCCGGTTGCGGGATTGCCCCCAGCAGTTAAATCAGCGCCGTTACCGCCGTGCCAGAGCGTGCCCGTGCGGCTAGAGCTTACGGTATTGCGGGCGCGGTAGCCGATCTCGGCGACGATGCGATCCCCCGCCAAGGCCGATACAGACGTGAGCGTGCGGGTGGATGACAGTGCGCGGCCACTGGCTGTGGTGCTCCACTCATTCGTGATTGGATCCGCGTAATTGGCGAGTAGCGTGCCGCGCAGATTATCGGTGTCGCCTTGTGTGACAAACACATGAATGAAATACGCCATATCGGCATCGGCTGCCGATTCCTGCACGCCCAGCATCAGGTTGAGCGTGCCTGCAAAATTATGATTGGCCGCAAGCGGTGCCGACACCCCGCGCAGGAGTAAATTCTCGTAATCTGTCGTGGCCGAGGTCTCAACCGACGATACAGCAATCGGCGCACCCAGCCCTGGTAGATCCTGCGCAGTGTGCATACCGCGCACGACATGATCGGAGGTTTTATCCCAAGTGCCACGAATGGTTGCGGGTGTGTAACCGCTGCCTGTTTTGGAAAGATAGAGTTTAGGCATTAGGCTTGCACCTTATAGCCGAATTCAGCGGCGTTGATTTGGGTTTCTGTCCAGGCGGCGGCGGTATTGGGGTTCTGTTCCCAAATCTGGCGAAAGAAACGATAGTCTGTGCCAGGTGCAAGATCCCCACCTTCATAATCCGTGCTGGCTACACGGGTTAGAGCGCGCAGCGTGCGGGATCCTGCATCGTCTTTACGAGCGGCCAAAGACACCTGCACGCCAAAAATTGTGCCCGCGATGCTGGGCAGGTTGGCGCAATCAAAACAGTCTTTATGCCCCACCGTGTTGCTGAAATTATAACTGCTATCCGCATCGGTGAGTGTGTCATCGACATTCTCCCAATTGGCGGCGCCACCCTGACGACTGAAATTCGCAGCAGCCCCAGGAGCGTTCGGGCGCACCGTGTCAATGCGCACATCGCCGAGATAGGTGTTGTTGGTGCTGCCTGTGCCATCGCAGATATACAAATCATCATAAGCCACGTGCACATCCCGCCCATATAAGATGATGCGATTGGCGGTCGAGAGCGTGGTCGATTGCTGGGTATCGCCCGTGAAGGATACCCAGATCTGTTCATTCACCCGCACTTCGAATACGCCGCCTGAATTAGCGATGCTGAGACGGATTTCTATAAAATTCCAGCTACCATTCGGGATGGCATTACTGCTAGAAGCCAGCAGCGTGGTGCCGCGATAAAGCTGGATAATACCGCCCGATGTGACGCTTACATAACATTGCGTGGCATTGTCATTATCAAAAAACCGCACCACATCCCCTGTTTCATTGCCGAACAAATACATGGCAAAACCTACAAACCATGTGCTTTGGTTATCCAGCGTAATGGATACCCAGTCCTGATCATTGCGAATGCGCAGTGCGTTTGAATCCGCCCGCCGTCCTGTGGTGCTGCCAAAGGGTGTGGATGTGGTGGACTGATTATAGCTTGTCCATTTTTGTGAAAGGTCAGCGGGGATGGTGTAATGCTCAAACCCGTCGATAAAGCGTAAAGCCATGATGTCCTCCTTAAAGTCTACTTGCGGCCAGTGAAAAGCCGATATCGGCCAGCGTGCTATCAGCTGGGTTGGGCGCAAGAATGGTCAGCACATCACCCGCCGCGAAATCTGTGGCGGTAGCTGCCGTGAATGTGGCTGTGCTAATACCAGCGGCAAATTGCATGGTGGCGAATTGCGTACCGTTCTTGCGAATAGAAAATGTGGCTGTTGCCCCTGAGGCCGTACCTGCCACACCCTGACTACCAGTGAGTGCAACTGGAAACCTTACCGCGCGGGGCAGCGGATAACGTAGGATGATAGAGCCGCCGGTTGGGATACCTCCGAGCGTCCCACCAATATCGTATGGGATGCTCGATGCCGCCGCTGCCTCTGATACAATTTGCAAGGTTGTACCGTCGCAATAGAGCAGCTTGCGATCCCCGACATTAAAGTTAATCGCAACACCTGCAGGAGTTTTAACCGCCAGCGCAAAGCCGCCCGTGGTAGCATTTTCGATTACGATCAGCTTATTACGAGTGGGAATAGTGATGGTACGGACAGCCGTTAAAGCACCTGTAAAACGCAGCACCATTGCACCCAGCATTTGCGCATCCGTTACGGTGAGGTTGGCATCGCTGAGTGCTATACTGCTCTGCTGGCACAAGGCTTTATCCAGCGCATCGAAAGCGGCATTGGCCGTCACTTCCTTTTGCGCCTGATTGGCGGCGATGTGATCAATCAGAAGATTTGGTGTTGTGGTCATGATCGTTCCTTACAAAGCGGCCTGTGCGCTGCGCCCACGCCCGATAACTGCATTCATTTGATAAACAGCGATGTTCACCACTCCTTGCACCGCGCCAAAATCCGCCACCTGATCAGCGGCGCTATAGGCGGCGGTTGGCGTGGTCGTTGTAATCGTCCGCTTGACGGTGGTGCCAGCGAGAATATCAATCTGGTAATTTTCACTGGCTTCAAAGAGCGGTGCATCCACACCGTCTTGCCATTCGCCGTACCAGCGCGTGCGGCGTTTCCAATTGATGGTGAGATTCCCCGCCCCATCGCGCGCGCCTTTCACCTGCACAGGCGCAAAGCAGCGCAGACTATTGCCTTTGAACACCAGAATATTTGACGGTGCATCATCCCAATTTCCGCCATCGGCGATCCCTTTGTAATAGGCCGTACGCTCTACTTCGGTCATCGGCAGCGGCGCACGATAAACCCCATCATCAGAGAGCAGGATAAACCGCTCGCCGATTACATGGCTCCCTATCGCCCATTCTGTACCGCGCCGCCCGCGCAAGAGTCCTGATAATTCATAAAGGCCGCTGGCCAGCACAGTCGCATTGCACCACTGGATAATCTCATCACCCAAAAGTGCGATATTCGCCCAGTTCAAAACCTCCAGCGCGGTTTTGCTATCCAGCGTGCCCTGTGTCAGTGCAATTTGTACTTTGCTGATATCATCCCACACCCAGGCACTTGCGACATTTGGTAAGACTGTAGCCGCCCAGCCAAAAGTTGGGCCGTCATTGCCTGTGCCAAGCACCTCCCATGCCAGCTCATCAGGTGAGCGGTACATGGAGGCGCCCGATACGGTATTATCCCGAAAGCCGAAGGCGTAATAAATGCCCAGCGTATCATCCTCATAACGCAGCATCGGCAGATCCATGAGGAACAGCGGCGTTGGGCCGGTAATCGCAATCGGCAGAACTGACAGGCCACCACCGGCACCAGCGGCGGTGGAAAGATACACAATCTCATCCTCCGCCACCGCTTCAACCGAGAGGACATTATTCCCGCCAAAATCCACCCTGTTCAGGCGGACTTTGAGCGTGGCGTCTTCCATGTTCAGGGTGATGATATCGGTCGGATCTAGCCGCAGCCATTTAGGCGGCAGCGAAAACTTATACTGGTTGCGCTCCACCCAAGCGTTATAAAGCGTGCGCTCGGCGATTTGTTTGGCTTCATCAGGCGTGAGCGAGATGGAGATTTCGCGTGTCTGTTTTTCACGGGTGATAATTGCATCATTGATACGCGAGGCATGTTGGGTATTGGGCTGATGATCACGGGTTGGATCGACATGCACAATATCAAGACGCTGCGGTAGTTCCACATCCTGCACGCGGCTTTCGGATAAACGCAGCGGTTCGTCTTGCCCGTTATCGCTTGCCCCCAAATCATCATACGCAATGCTGGCAATCGCTGCACCCCCGCGCGGCACAAAGCGCAAAACCCCATCGGTTTCCACCGCATCGATGAAGTATGTGCCGAGTAATGGCTCCAGCGCCTCGCGTGCGGCCATGCGGCGGCTCACCACATAACCCCGCAATGACTGGCTAACAGCGCCCGTAATCAGGCTGGTGGGTGCTAATCCTGCCTTTTGGCAGATATCCGAGAGCACACCTGATAAGGCCACCGCATCATTGCCGTAGCGTTCAAGCGGGTATTTAATTTGCCCATCATTGGTCATGATCACGGCGGAATGAGTGAATTTCTCATAAGCGCCACCAAAATGCGTGGCGCTGCTGGGGCGAAACGGGATCAAATCAATTGACCGCTCCAGCCGCATAGAAACCAGATCAACAAGCGTTGCCTCAAAGCTGGCTGCCGACCAGAATTTGCCGTTAATGGGCAGGTTAGAATCGGATTGATAGCCAAAGCCTGCTGGGATAGCGACACCATCCACATGCGCCACATAGCCGTTTTCTGGGTGCCATTTAATGACGCGCTTGTCCAGGCCGAGCGTGAAGTAAATATGCCCCGTAAAATCATCCCAGAAGACAGTGCGCGGTAGCTGACCGCCCGTCCAAAGTGTACTGCTCCATTCCGTTAGGCTGCCAGCGCCGAGAGCGCTTGGGGTATAACGGCGTACGAAATTGCCTGTGACCTGCCAGTAATTGCCATTCGGATCATCACACATCGGCCCGCCAAAAGTGACGGAAGGAAAATAATCCGAGAGATCGGCAATTTCCTGCAGGCTGGTATTATAAACACGGCGAGACCCATAACAGAAAATCTTATCCCGCCGGACAATCCCGTTCACGCTGAACGGCACTTTGGGGCTGGTGAGTGCGACAATCCCCAGCGTTTCAGGGTGGCGCTTAATAAGGCGCATACTCACCGCATAGGCATCGGCGGCATGGTAATAATACCCTTGGCTATCAATCCCGCAGACATCGCCATAAACATCATTCGCGCCAGGAAAGGCACCAGACCAGTTTAGATCCGCCAACCCACGCTGTAGAACAAGGCGGTTATTCACCACATCATATTTATAGACATGATCCGACCCTGTACCGATCAGCGTGCCCCGCGCTTGATCCAGAACGCCACCTTCCTTGGTCATGGTGGTGGCAGGCGGTAAAATCAGTGCATCGCTCACCATATCGCCGTTCGCCACCACCTCGGCACTGATATTGGGGATACGGTTGGCAAAGTCTTTCAGCTGTAAATCCGTAAAGACGAGATAACATAGCCCCCGAAAGGCAGGCACGTTGCCAGCGCCAAGATGCATTTCAATCGTGCTGTCAGGCTCTTGTGTTTCCTCACCACGATGAATGCGGATAATGCCAGGGTATTTTTCAGTGGCCTGCGTATTACCAGCGGTCGCATCATAAATCACCTTGGTATCCGCCCAGATCCGCCGCACGGTTGCCACGGGGCCAACACACAAGCCCACCGCGAAGGACACGGAATAGCTATAAGTGGTTTGCGATGATTTCTTACCGCCGCCTTTGCCGCCACTGCTGCGCTTAACAGTGCGGGTTTCTTTGAGCGGCGTTGACCAGATCACATTCCCCGAAATTCGCATCGTGCCATAGACCAGGGGAATGGGCGCGCCATAGGTGGATGTTTGCACCGAAAGATCATCAATGCGCGGGCCTTCGATGTTCTGGCCCTTGCCACCACCGAACAAGAGATTGCCAAGCATGACGCCGCCCAGCCAACCAGCGGATGCGCCGATGCCGATGGCAGACCCAAGAGCCGATCCCACCACCCCTAAAGCCAGAACAGCCATTACGCACCCTCCACAAAATAGGGAAAGCGGTAAGCGGCGGCAATGCGCTGCCGCCAGCGTTCATCAAGGCAGTGTTCCACAACTTTACCAACGCCGGAATAGCTATGGATGATGCCAAGATCAGTAATGAGCGCCACATGCTGCGGCTCACGCCCCCAGGCCATGAAATAAAAATCGGCTATTTCTGCCTCTGCCACAGGAATGGAGATAAACCAGCGGCTCAAGGCTTCACGCATACGGCGGCTATCTGGCATCATCGAATAATTGGCGTAAGACAATGCCTCAGCTGAATTCGGATCATACTCCATCAACCCATGATGCATGCCGATGGCTTTAATCAGGCCTATGCAATCACAGGCCACGCCTTTAAGCGCCCCTTGGTGCTTAAAAGGCGTGCCGAGCCATGCGCGGGCTTCAAGCACCACGTCCATGCGGGTCAGTTTATTTTCCATCGGGATATGCCAAAACCTGATCATTGCCAGGGACGTTAGGTTCGCCCCTGAAGTTTTTCACATTGTTGTACCTGTCTTTGCAGGTTGAGAATTTCTTATCGCATCCTGGGCGAAGGCTATAGGTATCACCCACCGCAACATCACTCGGCATGGGTAGGAACAGCGTGAATATTCCACCACTGGCGAAGGCTTTAACCTCCATCTTACGGCCCAAATTTGCGCCGCCTGTCCAAGTCAGCAAGCCGCCGTTCCAGAAATTAGCGGCCTCAACACGCGATGTGTCCGTAAAACTCCGTCTGTCGGTCATGGCGGTAATCGCGCCTGTAACGGTGAGTGCGGACAAATTGACTTTGCAGCGCGTATCACCGAGATCGGCGCGGCAATCTGGTGTGTAAAGCTCGACGATCTGCTGCGATAAGGCTTGCGAAAGCCCGCGCAATTCAGCACGGAACACCATATCTTTAAGTTCCACTTCGCCGATGGTGCCGCGTTTCAGGATAATCTTGCCGTTGGCAAGATTGCTCCAGTTCACAAGAAAAATCTCAATCGTTGCGCCGTCCCAGACACCAGCACGCAAATCAGCGGCACTTAAGGTTTCGCTATCAATCGCGCTTTCAATGTCGAGATTATCGACCGCCAGATTGGCAATCGTATGAATGGCAGAGCGCGTATAACCAGAGCGTGCTTGATATAAAATGCTCTCCACCGTCAGATCCTTATCAAAATCTGTGAAGCCAAACACCGCCCCATCACGGCGCGTGACTTTCCAGCAGGTGGCAAGCGTGGTTGTCCCGCCACTAATATGCGTGGCAAGTTGTGAAGATGCTGTTTTCATACGCGGATCTCGATAATCGGAATGCCTGACCATTGATGAAGGTTAACTTGTTCAATCGTCACGGCCATGCGGTCAGTATCGAAGCGCACCGGCACGTCAAATTCGTAATCGGCAGATACGGCCACGCCGTTCGCGGGAGCGTTCGTAAAAGTGACCACGCCCGTGGCTGTGTTGACTGTCCAACCAGATGTCTGTTGGACGCCCGCCAGATAGACCTTAACCGTTCCGGCAACAGGCTTGGTGATTGTACGCACATCCGTATTGCCACCCGATGAATAAGTGCGGATCAGCTGAAAGGTTTTGAGCGTGCCATTCCCGCTGCCCAGCGCCTGCGCTGTCGCCTTAAAATCCGTCCAGTCCTTGAACCGAAACCCATATGCGCGGCCTTTACGGGCGCGGAAAAAAGCAATCAGCGTATCAAGCTGCGTTTGTTTCTTTAGCCCCGATGCGACATCCCACCGCCCACGGGCCGATGACCAGTTGATATTGCGCTGCTCATAGCCCGATGCCGTGGCAACCACACTCGTCGCAAACTCCGGCCCGCCCGTTGCGCCATAGGCAATGTCGTCGGGAAAGCGGACTTCATGAAAAGCCATTACAAATTCCTTTTGGCACGTTGAATGCCGCGCGCAGCTTCAGCCGAGATTTGCGACTGGCTCATTCGGAAGCTGCTGGCATCCGGCGTGGTGATATTCATGACGACATTCACGGGTGACCCCATGCGCGTGCCGTCTTTGGGCAGCACGATTTCACCGCGCTCTAAAATCGCAGGGATCTCCCCAGGCTTAAGACCAGCCACACCGCCTGAGTGATAGCGCGGCGCATTTGTATACACATAGGCAGGCACACGGCGCTGCGGCGCTGATCCGCCAACTTCGCCACCCTCATGAAAAATACTGCCCAGAATACTATCCAGAAAACCACCTCCGCCAATACTGCCGCCAATCATATTGAAGAGCGGCCCTGTGATAGACTTCTGCACGGCCATGCGTGTGATGTCGGCGACGATGGAGTTGGCAAGATCACCCAAAGACTGCAGGCTTTTACCGCCAGACGTCACGAAATCGACGATGGCATCCTCAGTGGCCTTCATGCCTTCGGTAAAGGCACGCTCCACGGCTGCCGCAGCGTCTTCAGCTTGTTCGCGGTAATTGCGGAAGGCGCGCAAGGCACCAGCTTCGGCATCCTTGCGGGCATCAAGCTGTTGTTTTTCAGCATTGGCAACGGCGCGGTTATAAGTTTCCTGGCTGATGGCACCAGCATCGAGCAGGCTCTTTAATCGATCCAGCTCCGCTGCATAGGATTCCGTTGCCGAACGTGTGGCGTTGGTGACTTGTTCCCCGTCTTGCTGCAGCCTATTCAACTTCTGCTGGGCTTCGCCTTGATCATAGAGGGCAGCGGCGAGTTTTTCGACTTCAGCGCGCTGCGCCGATGTCGCATTATCCGACAAACGGCCAACAGCATCCTGAATAAACGCTGCCCGTTTATCAGTCAGGCGACCGAGCTGATTATTCAGATCCTCAACAACCTTTTGTGCTTCAGAATAAGCCTGACTATCAAAAATCTGCGCGGCCAATTTACGGGTTTGCGCCCGCTGTGCCTCACTCGCATCTTTGGATAAACGCCCCACCGCCTGATCGATAAAGGTTTGACGTTTATTGCCCATATTCAGCATTTGCTGCTGCAGATCATCGACCACTTTACTATTGGCTTCCATGACACGGGTGGCTGCGTCACGGGCGGGCTTTTCAATGGCTTCAATCTGGCGGCGGGCTATATCTTCGGCTTGTTTGAGAGCGGTATCGAGGGCACCTGCATTGCTACCGTCCTTTTCACGCAAGGCATTCAGGCGCGATTTGGTGACCTCCAGCTCTTTATTGACCTTGGCAATACGCTCAGCGGGGTCGGTTGCCAGCTTATTAACGGCCTGATCGAGCTTCTTGCGCTCGCCACTTAAAAGTTCGGCGCGGCGGTCGCGTGCCACTTGTTCTTGCGCGGCTTGCAGTTTTTTCTGCTCCGCTTCAAAGGCTTGTGCTTCCGCACGCGCTTGACCAATGAGTTTTTCAACTTCGCGGCGCATCTCAGCCACACGGCCTTCTTGCCGTTCAATCATACGGCCAAGATTGACCCCGCCGCCAGGAATGGTTTTGAAGTTTTGCAGGCGCGTAAGCCGCTCTTCTTGTTCCTGCAGCGCAAGCCGCGCATCCACCAGCTGCCTGCCAACAGGATCTTCTTTGAGAAGATTGCGCATGCCTTCCAGCACGGACGATAAGCCATTCAGTGCGCCTTGCGCCGTGCCTGCGACAATCCCCGTCTGGCCGATATCTTCCATCAGGTTGCCCCAGGCATCTGACAGGCGATTGGTGGCACCAATCAGCCCTGTGGCCTCTGCCGCCCCAGCGCCGCCCACTTGCTGTTCCAGCGCATCCAAGATAACCCGCTGTGCTTCGGCCTGCTGTCCTGTTTCAACAAACCCGTCAATCAAATCCCGCTGGGTTTGGGTAAAGCTGATCCCGACACGGCGCAGCGCCGATAAACCTTCTGTCGGATTTTCAAGGGCTTTGCCGAGCTGGGTGACAGAGGAGCTTAAATCCTGCCCAAACACGGCAGACATATCCTGCGCCAGCGTTAAGGTACGGGTGAAGGTATCGCCTGCGACTGACCGAAAAGTTGCCAGCACGCCTGCGGCATTTTGCACCTGTTCAGCAGTGGCCAATGTTGAGGCTTCAATCTCATCGGCAAAACCAGCGATTTGTTTGTCTGACAGACCCGATGAATTCCCCGTGGCTTTGAGCACCGCCGAAAGCCGGTTGAAGGACTGCTCGGCCTCTGCCGCATTTTGCAAAGCGGCTTTTAATCCCAGTGTGACAATAGCCAAAGCGGCACCCACGGCAATGCCTGCAGGGCCAATGGCGGTGAGCGCCGATCCGAGCGGCCCCAGATTATTGGTTAGGCCAGAGACGGAGCCTTTGACATCATTGGCAGCGGCATTGATCGCCAGCAACGAACGTGAGGCAGGTTTACCCGCAAGCTCAATCTTCTTGAGTGATTTTTCACCGCTCTCACCAATATCGCGCAGCTCGGCTTTGACCTTACCGCCCTCGGTGACGCTTAAGCGAATGGCAAGGTTACGCACGGTCATCGGTTTTTCATCTCACTTGATAGTTTCTCATTAAAAGCACTGGTCATACCCGCCTCAATGGCGGTCAAGAATTCTGCGGTGGCGCACGCATCATGACCGAGCGATGCCGCGACTTGCAGCGCCGCCGAAAAATCCATGCCGATGGCCACCATTTGACTGAGGCGCAATTGCCCACCGCAACGGAGCGCCAAATCCCAGGCTTGCCATGCTTCCATACTGTGTGGTTCATGCTGGCGGTATGGGCAAAGCTCGCCTTCAGCATTCGGCTCACCCCGCGCACAGGGCAAGCCAGCATCTTCACATGAAGCGCAATAATCCGGCCCGCCGCCAAAGTGCCAGCGGCAACGAGCCGTTAGTCGTTTTTTTCCTGTTCCAGTAACAAAGCAGGGCCGAGATAAAGACGCTCGAAAGCTTCGGCAATCGGCCATAAATCCATCAAGGCATAAATACCTTCTGGCGTAACGGGCAAGGCTTCACCATCTTCACCGCCGACACCCTCCCACTCGATGATGGCCAATTGTGCCAATCGCTTGATAAGTGCGGTGCTGCGCAATGCCGGTTCGGCATCTTCTTTGAGGGCTTCAACACGCGCCGCCATAACAAGAGCGGTGGATGCCGGACGGACATGCACGCGCACACCAGAAATCAGATCCAGCCAGTAGTTTTCACGTTTTAGGTTCAAAGTAATCATGCGTAACTCGCTACATCGTTTTTGAGGACAACAGTCAGCATGCGCGCGGGACTTGTCGCCTTCGCCGCTTGCCAGTCAAAGGTGGCTTGCACACCGCCTGGGCCAGAGATCGCCAGTTTTGGTTTTGGCAAATAAACCTCATGTGCCGTGAAAGTCAGTGATTTATCAGCGTCGATGATATAAGCGAATGCCAATTCCATCGGCGTGTTGTCGGTGGCGGCATCAATCAGGGCAGTATCGGCAAAGCGCACTTCGATATTGCCAGTAAGCGCGGCAATGGTGGGATCCGCGCCGTCGATTTTACCGTCCGAACGGATGGTTTCGATCCGCTCCAGATTATTGGTATAGGTTAGCTGCGCACCTGTGACATTGCCAAGCTGTAGCCCATCTTTTTTGATGGATCCTTGGAATTGATTAAAGCGCGTGAGCGTGGCCGTTGTGGGTGTACCACCGCCAGTGGTCGTAGCGTCACTTTCGCCCTGGGCAATGCAGTTCAGCGTCGCGTTGGCTGCGCCCGAACGGGCAAAACTTAGCTGGGCGGAGTTGACCCGCACACCAGACTCCGTGAAGAAGATCGGCACTTCTGGCATACCGACTTCAAGCGCAAGGCTGGGCAGGCTTGCCGCACCTGACACAAAGGTATGGGTGTAAGGCCCCGTGCCTGTGGTCGTCGGCGCGCCGAGAAGCGCTTTCAGCCAATGGCCAAAATTGCGCAAATCGACGGGTACCACCACGTTGCCTTCCACACGGATAACATCGCGGATGGGCTGGGACGGGTCACGGCCTTGGCCGAGAAGATCGGATGCAATCAAACCCTGTTCAGATCCAAGATCGGATGAGACGAACGGGAATTTGATATAATTGCCTGATGGCGGTGTGCCATACACCGTTTCGAATTTACCCAATAGCTGGGCATTGGCGCCGTATGCACGAGCCATGTTTACCTCCTATGTTTAGTGTTGAAAGAATTAACCGAGCGGGTCTGCTGTGACGTAGATGAGTTCAATGGGAATGATTGCGCCTTTGATCTGCGGTGACCCTTCAACCGCCAGCACATTGCTGTCCGGCGCTTGCGGCGTAATACGGTCGCAAAGTCCGCCCAGCGTTCGGTCGCCCGCGATGGCAAGTGAAATCTTGCGATACAAGCCATCCAATGCCAGATCGCGCGCGGCTTGATCGCCTTTTTGAACGATAGCTTCGACCAGCGCGCGGTGCTGCCAGTAATAAGAAAGCGGCGACAACAGCGTTTCAGGTTCGCCTGGATCACCATCGCGCAAGATAATCAAACCGCCACTCGGTATCTTTTCCGGCAGGGCTTCATTCCGCAGAACAGTGACATCGGTGATGGTCTGCAAAAGCGTGAACAGCGACTGCAGAATGGCTTCTCTATCGGTCATTTCTCTTGCCTCTCATCTGGCCAGCTTGCCGTAACGAGTGACGGCAAACGGTCGATCCATTTCTTGGCAACGCTGTCGATATCGAAGCGTTTTTTTAAGGTGGTCTGCGGCACGAGGATAAACATGACGACGGTCGTTAAACCGCGTCCTGTTTTCTTCGCTCGGTCGCTGGCAACCCGCGATTTGCCTTTACTGGTGATGCGGAAATCATCCGCCACTAACAATCCCACGCGCCGCGCACCTTTCGGCGGTACATAGCGAAGCGGAATTCCAGCCTCGGCAAAATCGGCGGGTGTAAGCTTTCTATTTTCACGCCGCGTGACGTATTGCGTAGGGATTGCCAAAAACCGTCCGCGCTTACTGCGGATAGTCGTCCCGTAAGCAAAGGCACCGATAATTTCTGGTGCCTTGGTATAAACAAAACCAGCGGCATTCATACTCATGCCACCCTTTGGGTAAAGATCGCCGCGCCATGTTTTGGCAAGACGATCACCAAGACCAGCGCCTGTGACTTGACCGCGCAATTCGTTTTTCAAACCATCGGTGGCTAGGCGTACGCCACTACCCACTGCCTTTTCAGCCGCCTTGACCTCGGCTGTCATCATAGCTTTCAGGTTTCCCTGTATGGCAGCATTAAGACGCATAGGCATCTACGCTCAGCACAAGCCCATGCTGATCTTTCACGGATTCACCTTGAACGATATAGGTCTTGCCGCCCTTAATGATCTGATGAATTTTCTTGGCAGGATCCAAAACACTTAACCGAACCTCAAACAGATTTGTTTCCGTCTGCACTTTTGAATCCAGAAAATCGACAACCTTGTCAGGGAAACGATGCACAACGACTGTCTCCAGCGTTGTGCTATCGTCAAAGACCAGCTGTGCCGTCTGCCCGAAGGTAGCAAACAGCACATTGACCGCTTTTAAGGCTGCATTCTGAAAACTCATTCTGCGCCGCCATTTTCCTCAGTCTGCTCTTTTTGATAAATCTCCCATGCTTCATCACGCTGAGCAGCGGTGATATTGGCATCGAGTAGATCTTCAAGAGCATCAACATTCGGTTTACCGTTTTTGCCAAAGTCTTTGGCAGGATCCAGCGCCGAAATCGCATCAACAATATCCTCTAAAGTTGGATTGCTTTGCGTGCTGGGCTGTTTCGCGGCGGGCGGTATGGAGGCTTCTTCTTGATACGCTTCGGCAAAGCCGCGCGCAATCAAGCGTTCGGCCTCTTCATCCGAGAGATCAACAAGAGAAGGTGGCAAGTGCGCTTTACCATTTGCAACCAGCGTAATAAGTGCTTTGACTTTCATGGTCTCCTCCTTAACGAACCGTGGCGCAGAAAGATGCATTCGGGCGGTAAGGCACGATCAACGGCGCCGATTGTAACAACAACCAGCGCACGGCAGGATCTTCCTCCAGCCACGATTTCGAGAAATAGCGCTGCGCCCGATAGCCAGCTTTCTCATCCTGAATAGCACCATAGCAGCGCGTGCCTTCAAGCTGTCCGGTGCTGCCCACCAGCACGGTGTAATCAGGCAAGAGTTTCTGGACGACATCATTGTCGTCGACATAGCGGTCGTTATAAACCCAGAAATCCAGATCGCCGATTGTACCGACATAGCGTGCAAGCTCATTCCCCTGGCCAAAGGCAATCGGCCCCAGCGAGAGGTTTGTGCTATCAGCAATCCGGCGGATATCGAGCAGCTTTTCAACCTTGGGATCAGACTTGAACACCCGCCAGGCCAGCGTATCCATCACCACCGTGCGGCCAACGGCACCTGATTTTTCCTGAATAAGAGCGACCCAGTCCTCAAGATTATCAAGCGTACTGACACCTGTTTCACCCCAGCGGCTGCCACCCGTAAGAGCCACCGTTAAGGCAGCGTCACGTTGGAAATCCACAACCACGGTGGGGTAATTATCTCCGCTGACAGTGATTTTACCCGTGCGTAGGGCTTCGGAGGCCATGACTTCCTCACGCCGCGTCAGGTTTTCAAGCTGCTTGGTGAGCGTGCGGTTGATATTGGCCTCAAGCCTCTGCTGGGGCGTCAGAGTGCCACCAATTTTCTCACCGATTGACCGTTTGAAAGGCCGTGTTGGATCAAAACGGCGTTTGTCTTTGGCGTAAGCAGGCTTGAAGCTCTTGGTGGTGAAGCCTTCATCATCCACCACCTTGCCAGCCACCAGTGGCGAGACAAAAGGTGTCAGTTTGGGCTTTGATTTATCAATATCGAAGTGGATTTCTTCGGAATCCTCCGTTTGCTCTTGTCCGAAGAAGACATCAAGCAAAAACGAACTTGGACGATCCAAGCGTTCCACAACTTTACTCAAGACATGCGTGTTAAAAATATCGATAGACATGGATGCTCTCCTTTAGGCGGTTTGGTTTTTACGAAGGAAGATGCTCTTGGCGCGCAGAGCGATGCGGATACTGTCCAGCGTGTGGCCAGCACCCAAAGTCAGGGCGTCTTCATTAAACTCGCCACTGAAATAGACAATCGCCTGAGCATCGGCACTCGCGGCATTAGCCTTTTCGGCCAAGATAGCGTCTGGCGTTTGTGAGCCATCCGAACTGGCCGACGCGCTAAGCTTGAACTTGCCGTTGGCGGTGATGCGGCCAAGCACTGTGCCTTTGGCAAGATCAGCCCCAGCAGCGATGGTGACGAGTCTTTCAATGCGGGGATATTCCCCCGCCAGTAAATTGTCGGGCTTGTATTCGCCCTGACTGGTAAAGCCTTCTGTGCGTGTCATTTTTATCTCCTTAAAGGTATGGGGTTAAACGGCAGAAGCGATGCGGTTTGCCACCGCATCAATATCGTTTGCTGCATCATCGCTTGCGGGTGTGATGGTAGGGTTCGGGATACTGGCCATCACACGATCAAACGAACTGGTTGCCATTGCTTTTTCTGGTGTGGCGCAGGCCAGAATATGCTGAGCCTCCACCGCACTCATTTCTGTATGCAGCGCAATCTCAAGCGCGAGCTTTTGACGCTCTGCCGCTTCTGGCATGGCAAGAATGCTTTCCAATCGGTTACGCTCTGCCTTTGCGCCTTCCTGCCTGATCTGGCTGACAAGGCTTGGGTGTTCTTTGGTAAGTGTTTCAAGATCCATAGGTGTTTTCTCCTGTTTAGATGTGGGTGGGTTGGCAACAAAAAAGCCCTCCAGTGGAGGGCTTTGGGGTGAGGTCGAGAGTTCTTGTATCAGCTGCTCCAGACTGCCGACCCTGTCAGCTAGACCAGCTTCTACGGCGCGGGCGCCGATCATTACATCGCCGCCACCGTAATGAGTTTGCACGATTTCTGGTGCAACATCGCGGTTGCGAGCAATCGTGCTAATGAATACATCGGCCATGCTATCGATCCTTAGCTGCAGGCGCGCACGGCCTTCATCAGTTTGCGGGTCAAGGCGCTTATGTGGGCTTTGCGAGGATACAATCTCAACATCACTATTGGGTGCAGCGTTTTTACCGCGATATACGCCGACCACACCGATAGATCCCAGCGCCGATGTTTCGGAGACCACGATTTCATCTGCAGCGGAGGCAATCCAATACGCACCTGATGCCGCATCGCCAGAGGCATAGGCCACTACTGGTTTTTTGCCCCGCGCGGCATAGACCATATTGGAAAGCTCCGACACGCCATTCACTTCCCCACCTGGAGAGTCGATATCGAGAATGATACCTTTGATCTGCGGGTTTTCCAACGCAACGGTAAAATCACGGGCGATCAGTTCATAGCTTGATGCACCGCTGATAGCCGTGAATAAATTCGCGTAGCGAAACAGCGGCCCTGTGACGGGGATAATCGCCACACCGTCGCGTTCCATCACGCTGTAGGTGTTCTGAAGATTGCGCCCCAATTTGGCGGCCACCGCCTGCGGGCTTTCATTCTCACGCGCAGCGATTTCAAGAATGGTCTGCAAGGCGCTTTCCGTGATCGCCCACGGTTCACCCGATAACCGGTTCCAGATTTTCATGGTTGTGGTTCCTCTGTATTGTCTTCGGTTGTTGTCATGATGCTGTTGGTGTCGTTAATCGTCAGACCAAGTTCTGTGATCTTGGCTTTCTCGCGAGCGAGTTGTTCCAGCACTTCTTCCCAATCCAGCCCTTGGCTGGCACATTCATCTTCAAGCGTGGAAAGCCCGATTTGCATGCGAAGCTGCGCAGCCTTGGCTTCTTTGACGGGATCCACCCAGCCACGGCCAGGGCCGATCCATTTGCACCGTGTCCAGGCAGCGCGGCGTTCATAAAAATCCGGTGCGTCAATCACACCGCGATTAATCGCTTCCTCAAGCCACAGCTCATAAACGGGCTTCGCCCAATAGGTCGCCATCCATTGGCGGCGTGCATTGAAGTATCGCCATGCTTCCAGTAGTGCCGCTCGCGCACTGGAATAATTCGTCTTGCTGAAATCCTTCATCAGCAATTCGAACGGGATATTCAGCCCCGCGCCGATATGGCGCAGGACGTTCTCGACAAACTGCCCGTAACCGCTGTTCGGGCGGCTCGGCGTAAAGGGTGAAACCTTATCACCTGGGAACACAGGAATGATCGATCCACCCTGCAGCTTAATATCCCATTCATTGCGAGCGGCCAGATAATCCTCAACCGAGCCGCCAAACATCTCACCAATCGCTTCACCATCCAGTGGCGTTTCGATAAAAGCAGCAATCATGGCATTAACCACCGCCGCTTGAAGTTCCGACCGCTCGTAATGATCGAGCATTTTGAACATTGGCATGATGGAGGTTAGCAGTGGCTTGCCGCGATGCTGGCCAGTGCGTTCTTTATCATGCACATGCAAAACACGTAGCCGCCCGAATTGTGTGCGTACGGGCACACGCAGCCATTCTTCGCGGTCTTGCCCATAACCGATATAGGCATCGCCTGGATGCGTCTTGCGGATATGATAAGCGACCGCTGCGCCATACGCATCTATCTCAATCCCAGAACGGAGTGTTTTACTATCTTGCACGCCAGCGGGGTTTGAAAGCCGGTCGGCTTCAATCAGCTGAATGGTCGTGGCATACGAAGCCCCGCGCTGATCCAGCCACAAGGGTAATGCCAAAGCCTCGCCGTTAATCAAACTTGCACGAAACACCAGCGCTGTCATGCCGTGGAATGTCAGCGCATTAGCGGCATCGCACGCTGTGCTTTCCGACCAGGCACGCCATTCACTTTCTACCCCGCGCGCCCAATCATCCGCCCATTCCTTGGTTTTACCTAGAGCGCGATAATCAGGGATGGAGGCAAGGCGCAATCCCGTGCCGATGACATTATCGACCAGAGTTTGTATGGCACCAGCCGCCACACCGTGATTACGGGTTAAATCCCGTGAACGTGATACCAGCGTTGGGAGTTCGGAGAGTAAATCACTATCTGCCGACCCTAAAAGCGGCATCCAACTGGCCAGCTCCCGCGCACGCAAAGATGCCGCCCGATGCGCCGTGTCACTCGCCTTAAAGCGCAGACCAGACTTCATCGGTTGGCCGGATGAATCCAAAAGTTGAACCATTCTTGCGTCCTTAAAAACTTGTGCGGATAATCCCGCGCCGCGCGCTACCCTTTGCGCGGGAGATCTGTAATTCCAACTCATTGATATATCGCTCCAGTGCTTCAACATTGGAGGCGGTATAGGTTGTGCTGCCATAGCCTTGCAGACTGACCGATACTTCCTGCGTACCCGTGAGCAGGCGATGCCGCGCTTCTTTGGCTTGCACCAGTCTTGTTTCAAGTTCGAGCAGTGTCTCGGTCATTCCTATTCCTCATAGATACGGATCGTCCGCCCGCACTGTTTTGCGCGGGGCAACATGCATCCGTTTTTTTGTTTCTGGTTTTGCTGGCGTTGCTTTGGCCTCAAGGGTTACGGGCAACTCCACCCCGCGCGTCGGGATTTCTGCTGCCACACCGAGAGACACCTCCAGCGACCGCCATTTGAAATCACTCATTCGATCCAAACCGTAAATGCTGGCAGCAGCGCGGGCATAGACACGGCAATCCAGTGCTTCGTTGTTGCGGCTTGGGTCTTTCTCCCATGTCGCATACGGAAAGCCGCGATGCACACGGATCACGCGCCGCTCTGCTGTCAACTGCTTGAAATACTCCTCGCCATATTGCGGGAAGTGACAGCTGCCAGGCGGGAAGGTTACGCCCGCATCCAGATCCTTATCGGTCGGCCATTCCAGTTTCAGCCAGCGATACAGCTCCATCTTGGCCACGGGGCCAGAGACGTTCCAGACCCTGAGGCCGCGGCGTTTGCCGCCCGTATCGGCCTTACCGACGCTTAAAATCAGTGCCGTATCGCGGTCTTGCCCCTTAACAGCCACCACCGTGCGCGGCTGGCTGGCGCGGGCGCCATTCCCGCCCCAGACGGCCTGTGGATGGTTGCGGACAAAGCCGTAAACATCCTGTGTGGCATAACCGCTATCCACCGCCATAACGCGAATGGGCATGGTTTGCCCAGCGATATGCAGCCAGTCGCGCTGAAGGACTTCCGTATCCAGCCGTCGCCAAACATCGGGCCGCGCCGTATCACCGTCGAGCACGATATAATCAACCGACCAGCTTTCCTTATTACGCCCCCAGGCAACCACTTCGCATTCAAGGCGATCTTTCTGCACGTCCACACCAGCGGTGAGGAACAGACCACCCAGTGGCACAACACCTTGGGCATAAACATCCCGCCGTTCATAGATACGTTGCCATTCAGGCGCCTCCGAGGATTCTTCGTAAGGTTCCCCCAGCACCGTATTCACAAACCCTTTCATCAGGTCGGGATTGCGCTTGGCATCCTCAAACATCGCCGCCGCATCCCCCCACGAAAACCAGCCGATGGGGCTGTAAAGCGACGACAGGTGATAACCAATCGTGCCGTCTTGGCTTTCATCCGTTGCCCGCCATTCTCCCTTGGCCAGCATGGTGGTTTTGTGGTGTTCATCAATCACATGGCCGCAGCTCTCGCAGGCATAGGCCGCTTTTTGTGGTGCGTTTTCCGGCCAGCGCAGTTGAGTGAAGCGCAAAGGTTGGAAATGTCCACATTCAGGGCATGGCACATGAAAAAACCGCTGATCACTTTTCTCAAACTCACGCTGAATGCGCGATAAGCCTTTGACGGTCGGCGTGCTGACCATGAACACTTTCCTGCGGCGTTTGAACGTGGCTGAGCGTCGCTCTGCCAGTAAAATCGGGTCGCCTTCGCCATCGACATCTCCTGGATAGGCATCAATCTCGTCCATAAACAAATAGCGTGCAGGCATGGAGCGCAGCCCCACGGCAGAGTTTGCCCCCGTCATGATCAGCAGCCCACCCAGAAAATCCTTACTCAAGATCGTGTTGCCGCTGTCCCGCGCGCGCGAGGGCTTCACCCGCTCGCGCAGTTCCGGCACATCCTGCAGCAGCGGATCAACCCGCTGTTTGGAATGACGCTTGGCCAGTTCCACCGTGGGCGCCACCGCCATCATCGGCCCTGGGGCGATGTGAATCACATACCCAATCCAGTTATTGCCGCATTCTGTGCCGCCGACTTGAGATCCTTTCATGAACACAATCCGCTGCTCAGCCGCGACCGGCGAGAGCTTGTCCATAATCTCCTTTAAGTACGGCGTGCGGGCGGTGCGCCAGCGGCCAGGTTCGGCGGCGGATTTTGGCGAGAGCAATCGATATTGATCCGCCCATTCCGAAACCAGCAGAAACGGGTCAGGCGTAATCGCCGTGCGCCACCAGATGTCAATTTCAAAACTGTCATACGCGCCATCATGCTGTGTCGAGTTTGGCATCCCCAAGTTCATTCAGATGCTCCCGCACATAGCGCTCCAAAATCATGTGCAAGCCATGCTCATCCACCTGTAGCTCTGCGGCCATTTGTGACGACACACGGGCTGGCCAGTTCACCCATGCATCCCTGAATTCTCGTCCCAACCGGAAAATATGTGCCTTGACCTGATCTTTATTGACCAGCTGGCCTTTCTTTTCCTGTAGCCGCAGTCTCGCCAAATGCGCTTTGGCAATCTCATGTGCCGTGCGTGCTTGGGTAAAGCTGTTCATGCCTTTCGGGGCGCGGCCATTTTCAGCCAATGTCTGGCGCACGGATTCCATCGCTGCATTCGGATCAACATCCTTCATGGCCGATGGATCATGCCGCTTAGTGTGATCTGTATTTGCCTCCCACGCCGCATCGGCCTTGGCGACATCAATCGATCCGTCTTTTTCTGGCACAATGCGCCCCGTGCGGATCGCCTTGCGCACGGCATTATCCGCCACTCCGCGATGGCGGGCATAAGCACGAATGGAGAGTCCCATAGTTCCTCAATACTCAAGCACGTTCGGCTTCAAGTTCAGAAAAACTCTGTCCCGTGGCCGCCAAGGTTGCAGCTTTGCCTGTAAATTCCTGCCAGCGTTTGACAATCACATCGGCGTATTTGGGTTCAAGTTCAATCAACCGCGCGCGCCTGCCGGTTTTCTCGCAAGCAATCATGGTGGTGCCAGATCCGCCGAACGTATCCAACACAATATCCTTGGTCTTACTGGAGTTATGCAGGGCGCGTTCCACCAGCTCGACCGGTTTCATGGTTGGATGCAGATCATTCTTGGCAGGCTTATTCACAAACCAGACATCGCTTTGATCCCGCGCACCGCACCAGAAATGCTCATTACCGTTCTTCCAGCCATAAAGGATTGGCTCATACTGCCGCTGATAATCCGACCGCCCCAACGTGAAGGTGTTTTTCGCCCAGATGATAAAGGTTGACCATTTGCCGCCTGCATCGGTGAAGGCGTTATACAGCGTGTGCAATTCAGATGACGACATGCAGATATAGAGCGCACCTTTGTTCACCATCATCAGGTTGGTGCAAACGTCATACAAAAACGCGCCAAAATCATCACCCAGATTGTCGTTCTGGATCGGACGGGCCTTGCCGCGCATCTTGTCTTTCATCGAATTGGCGTAATTAACGTTATAAGGCGGATCGGTAAACACCATATCGGCCAGTTCTTCGCCCAGCAGGGTTTGATAACTATCGATCAAAGCAGAATCCCCGCACAGGATTTTATGCTCCCCGCAAATCCAAAGGTCACCCAGAACGCTCACAGGCTTTTCGGGAACCTCTGGCGCAGCGTTTTCATCGGTGAGGCCTTCGCCATCATCATCACCGAGCAATTCGTCCAGTTCATCTTCGCCAAAGCCAAGTAACGAGAGATTAAAATCCTCACCTTCCAGCGCCTGTAATTCCTGTCGTAGCAGATTTTCATCCCAGCCTGCATTCTCGGCGATTTTATTATCGGCGATCATCAGGGCGCGGCGCTGTGTTTCAGAGAGATGCTTCAGGCGAATGGCGGGAACCTGCTTGATGCCAAGCATCCGCGCCGCCATCAGCCTCCCATGCCCCGCAATAATCCCACCATTGTCATCAATCAGGATCGGATTCACAAATCCAAACTCGGTCATGGATCCCGCGATCTGCGCCACCTGATCATCCGAATGCGTGCGGGCGTTATACTGGTACGGCGTCACATGATCGACCGAGATATATTCGACCTTTAGATTTGTATCTTCATTCATTCACATTTCTCCATTGAATTCTGCCTCGACACGAGCCATGAGAGTGCGCCACGCATAAGCGGCAGCCAGCGGCACCACGCCGTTCCCACAGGCACGAATTCTGTCCACCCGATGGGCCAGCCCATCAGCCATTCGACAAATTGCGGGTTCAAGACTTTGTGGGATGCCGCCCCAGTCTCCGTCTGGCCCTGGCGGGAAGAGTGCAAAGTCGCTTCCACATTCAAAGGCTTGGTATTGCGCTCGAACTGGCTCGGCCCCGCATTGTTCTTGGCATCCTGTGTCGTCACAGTTGGCCACATCAATGCCGCCATCGCCAGCGGCGGTGTTGAAACTTGTCCCGCCTGCCTTCGCGCAATCCAGCGTTCCGGATTCTCGGACGATGTTTTCTGCGCACGCGGCGTTGGCCAGATAATTTGTTCCCGCAGATTGCTGGGACGTGTCCGTCCCGCGCGCTGACCTGTTGGCCCCAGCATTTTCTCCATCGCTTCCGCCGAGCGTGGTGGGAGATGATCCATTGTATTCGGCGTTGCCCACTGGCAGCTGCTCTCGGCCAGACCGAACTGGCTGGAGTTCGGGCCGCGCTTCTTGAAATCCTGCGCTGTTGGTGTCGGCCAACAGGCAGCAGAAACCTCCAGCCTTTTCTTTGGATTGCCCGCTGCAATCTCGCTCTGGGCAGGGCCGTTGGCCGAGGAGACACGCGCCGTCGGCCACAAATTCGCCTGCGTCGTCAGCGAACCGAAACAGCGATCCGTCCGATCCCCCATGCGCTGCAGGAATGTTTCCTGCTTCTCGTTCGTCTCTTGCGCTCTCGGCGTAAGCCAAGATGAACAATCGCTCTCGCTTGTGAGGGGCACCGACTTCCTGCGCTGTGAACAGGCCTGCCTTAACGCGGTAACCCACTGATCGAAGGTCATCGTGGACTTGTTCGAAGCCCAATCGTAAATGTCCGCCGACATTTTCAAAGAAGCAGAACGCGGGGCGGATTTCTCGCACCACACGAAAGACATCTGGCCAGAGGTGTCTGGGATCTTCCGCGCCGCGTTGTTTGCCCGCAACACTAAAGGGCTGGCACGGGTAGCCTGCTGTGATGCAATCCACCGTGCCACGCCATGGCTTGCCGTCGAAGGTTCTAAGATTTGTCCAAACAGGCGCTGGATCCAGGGCGTTTTCTGCCATCCGCGCCGCCAGAATTGCGCAGGCATAGGCTTCGATCTCAACAAAACAGACTGTGCGAGCAGCTGGCTCCGCCAGTCTAACGCCGAGGTCGAGTCCGCCGACACCAGCGCACAGGGACAGTACGGTAAAGGGACGTGAATCCACACAAAGGGTTCCTTGGCATTTTCAAAGTTCTGTTTTTGGGTGCGCGCCTTTGGGGCGGCTGAGTGCGCATGGGTGCGCAGGATGGCGGGTGCGCGGCCAAAAGCCCCTGTATAGCCGCCGTTTCGGCCACAAATGGGCGTTCACTGCGCACCCAGAAAAAATGGCTATCGCTAAAAAAGTGCTGCGCCTTTGCCCGCCGCATTGGGTTCAATCGCCGGAAGTACCTTTTTTGAGATGAGGGGATCAAAACAAAAGGCCACGCGGGTGGCGTGGCCTTGAAAGGAAGGTGCTTTGAAATCACTTGGGACGTATCGCGATGCTAGTGATCAGAGTGCCAAAAAATGTTCACTCTGTCCGCATCTTTTTTGTTCGGACGTT